CGTCCCGACCAGCGGGTTGGAGCTCGTCGAGAGCAGCCCGCCGATCAGATCCAGAACCTGGAGCAGCACAGGGCGCGCGGCCTCGGGCGTCTGCTGCGCGTAGGCGTACTTGACCGAGATGGGGCCGACCGACTCCTGCTCGATCCTGGCGGTCATGTCCACCGCCGGGCTCATGGCGCCTGGGTTGGCCCGCTCGTAGGCCGCGACGATGCAGGTGGCCTGGACGATCTCGACCGGGACCTCGTCGGCGCCTATGTCCTCGCCCTCGGCGTCGGTGCAGTCCTGGCGGGGGAAAGCCAGGGCCTGGGACCGGCCCAGCATGCGGGAGCCCTTGTAGCTGAACGCGGTGGAGATGAAGGCCGTGGCCCGGCGGATCGCGGCCTCGTCGTCGTCTGCGGGCGAGCGCGCCTCCCCGGTCCAGTCGGTCAGGCCCCGGTTGGTGCAGAAGGTGTCGCAGTCGGTCACCGACACGAAGGCGTCGGCCGTGGCGGAGCCGGCGCCTGTTTCGACCGTCAGAGTCACGGGTCAGCCCTCCTGATCGTGCCGCAGCGAGTAGATCGGCTCCGCGCTCCAGGCGTCGACCTGGCAGGCGATCCGCGCCGCCTCTTCGGCCGACGCCCCGCCAGCATCGCGCCGTGCGCCGCGTAGCCGCCCGATCCGGTGGCGAAGACCTCACCCTCCAGAGGGCCGCTGAGCAGGAAGCGGTCATCCGCGATGAACGCCCGCCCGTCCGGCCGCACCGCGAGCAGCGAGAAGCTGGGCTCGTTCAGTTTCGGCGCCTTCTCGGGGTCCGCGCCGTCGATGTACCAGGCCATGGCCGCTTCCGACACGCCGGGTTGGTTGGAGGAGCAGCCGATAAGCGTCCCGTCGGGCGCCCGCCTGACCTTCCACTTCCGCCCAATGGCGCCTGTTCCGCCCGAATAGGCGCGGCTGTCGGCGGCCATGACCCCGTCCTTGTAGGCGATGACGGTCATCGATAGTGCCTCTGGACCCAGTGCAGCCGGCTCGCGGGCTCGCGCCAGGGGTCGTGGCTCCCGTGGAAGAACACGATCCGGGCGTTGTGCGGCAGCTCGCGCTTGCCCTGCTGGAGATCGACCCGGAAGGAATAGACGCCGTCGGTCCTGCCGAACCGGGCCTCGTCCGGCCCCAGGCAGGCGCAGAGCCAGGCCTGGTCGGAGCCGTAGTAGCCCATCTGGCGAGCCTTGGCCGGCGAGGCGACCGGGTCGAAGTCGGTCCAGACCTGGGGCCGGGCGCCGGTGTCCATCACCGTGAGCGAGCCGTTGTAGGGGTTGTTCGGGTTGGTCATGCCCCAGATGCGAAAGTCCTGCGGGCAGTCGAAGATCGGGCAGAGGTCGTCGGTGACGACGCAGTCGAGGTCCATGATCGCGACCCGGGGCCCGAACACCTCGGCCATCTCGGGCGCGTACATCTTGAGGCGCCGGTAGCAGCTCGGGTTGGCCGCGCCGTGCGGGCTCGGGAGGTCCGCGAAGTCGTCCCAGAGGGGCACGATCTCCACGAGGTCGTTGTCGATGCCCTCGGCCGTGTCGGAGACCACGATGAAGCGGTGCGGGCGCTTGTAGTGGCGGGCCACCATCCGGGCCAGGGTGTTGACGTGCTCGGGCCCGAACTGGCTGCGGTAGTTCCTCCGGGGCTGCCAGAGGAAGGTCACGACGGAGATCACGCGATGCGGTCCCAGGCGAACAGGCCGCGCACCGGCCGGCGCTGGCCCGAGGCCTTGATCTGCGCTGTCCGGGCGGCCTTCAGCGCGTCGTTCTCCGGGCCCTTGCGCGCCAGGGTCGAGGTCGAGGCGTCGGCGATGACCTCGCGGGGATAGCGGACCAGGGCCTCCTTGATCTCCACGACGGCCTTGGCGTTGGTCTCGACCCCCCGCTTGAAGGCCCCGTCGGTGCCGTAGACGCCGGCGTATCGCTCGTCATAGCCCCCGATGCGGTCGTACATGGCCCGGGTCATGAGCCAGGAGTTCGGGTGGGGCTTGTACGGCGTCAGGGCGGGCGCCGAGACCCGGCGGAAGGTGTAGACCAGCTGCGGGTCAAGCGGCTTCTCCATCGCCCGCCGGAGCAGGGCCTCGGTCGGGACGTGGTCCATGTCGGTGAGCAGGACCCACTCGGTGGTCGCTTCGGACACCGCGAGGTTGCGGCAGGCGTCCTGGTTCCAGGGCACGTCGACCCGCATCCGGTAGAGCCTGACGTCCAGCCCGTCGAGCCGGTCCGGGAGCCGGGCCGGGACCGGACTGCCGTCATCGACCACGATCAGGGTCAGGGCCTCCCGCATGGCCTTGGGCAGGCGCCAGAGGTTCGCGAGCTGGTGCTCGAGCATCCCCTGGTTCAGGTAGTAGGCCATGCAGATCGTGAGCGGCGTCATTCGTCCCCCGGCTTGGTCACGGTCCTGACCTCGATCCCCTTGGCCCGGCACTGGGCCACCGCCCGCGCCAGATCGGCCCGCCACTCAGCGAACTTCCCGTCCGAGGTCCCCTTCCCCGCCGGCTTGAAGTCATAGTCGGGGTAGAAGTGGTGCTCGCCGCGGGGCCCGCGCTTGAGGTCCATGCCGTAGAGGCGGATCAGGCGCGGACGCATCTGGTAGGCGAGGTTCAGGGCGCAGAGGCCCGAGTTGGTCCCGTTCAGGACGCCGGGCTGGTCGGAAAGCTCGGCGGTGGTGTGGTCGCAGTCGAAGTCGTGGAGCCAGAACGGACGGCCCTGGATGTTCTTCAGTGCGGCGCGCCGGATCCAGACCGGGACCAGCATGTCCCTGATCCGCTCCCAGCGATGCTCGGTCCAGAGCCGGTCCATGGACAGGACCGCGTCGCATCTGGCGTGCAGGGCGGCGTCGTTGACCCCAAGGACCCATCCGGGCAGCCGCTGGAGATCGAAGCGCGAGGCCGACCAGCCGCCGCAGAGGATCGTGACCTCGTCAGGGCGCGGCATAGACCCGCCGGGTGAACTTGCTGGCTTCTCGCGCGATCCCGATGGGCTCCAGCCGCTCCTCCAGCATCCGTTCCCATTCCGGCCGGCCGTTGCGGAGGTCGAGGATCAGGACGGCGCCGGGGCGGCAGAGCAGGCCGACGAGGTTGATGTACGCGGCCGGGGGCAGATGGAAGCACCAGGCCTGGAGGCTAACGACGAGGTCCATGCTCTGCGGCTCGGGCCGCTTGCCGCCGGAGTGGCCCGCAGGCGTGATCCAGCCGGTCAGGTCCACGCCATGGGCGCCGAGGAAGCGGCGGGCCGCGGCCATGTCGTTGAACGGCTCGGCCGCCTCGATCACCGGAGGCAGGCCCCCGTCCCCATCCAGGAGCCAGACCTCGGGGGCGATGTAGTGACGGGCGAGGTGCACGTCGATCCCGCCCAGCCCCGAGCCCACGTCCAGGAGCGCCCCGCATCGTTCCGGCAGCCACGGCTCCAGGTCCGCCATGTCCTGGGCCAGGGACGCCTCGTAGGCCCGGAGCCACGCGGCCCGGTCGTGCCGAAGGGCGTTGATCCGGCCGCGCTGCACCGCGAGATAGGCGAAGGCCTCGTCGGAGACGATCACTTCCTGATCCAGACGTGCAGGCCCTTGCGGGTCTCGTGGCGCTCGACGGTCCAGTCCAGGGCGCCGAGCTTGGCCAGCCACCACTCGGCGGGCTTGACGATCAGGTGGGCGTTCCTGCCATCCGGCAGCTTCTCCCGCGCGGGCGAGAGCGCGATCACGAGATAGGCGGCCTTGCCGGTCAGGTGGTGGAGGTGGCGCAGGACGCCGTCGAGCTTCTCGGGCTCGATGTGCTCCAGGACGTCGGTGCAGACCAGGAGGTCGCCCGGCTTGGGCAGGCCGTCCTTGCCGGGGATGCCGGGGTCGTACTCGTGGACCCGGACGGGGTGCAGGGCCTTGGCCAGCGTTCCGCGGCCGCAGCCGTAGTCCAGGATCGTTTCCGGGGCGAGCCGCTCGATCAGGGCCCGGACCTCGGGCGCGTGGCTGTGGCCGTCCGCGCCCCAGTTCATCGCCTTGTGCTTGGCCTGGAGCTGCTTGCGGTAGGCCGGGCTCGCCAGGTCATCCGCCGGGATGCGGTAGGTCCCGGCGTGGCGCATGAACATCCCGACGTGGCCCAGGTCCAGCGCATGGACGCCCTTCTGAGCCAGCCGCCAGGCCAGGACCGTCGCGGCCGGGCCCAGGCACAGGATCACCGGCCCATCGGGCTCGCCGATCTCGCGCTCGATCCTGTCGATCTCCGCGTAGGCGTCCCGGTAGGGGCCGCGCACGACCCGCAGCCGCGCGGCGCCATCCAGGTCCGTCTCCCTAAGGCTCCGGTCCGAGCCGATCACCAGGGTGGTGTCCTTGCCGGTCCAGAGGCCCCGGACCTTGGCCCAGTAGTCGGGCCGGTCGATCCACGGCGCGCTGTCCGGGCGCGAGATGAAGGCCGAGCCATAGGGCCCGCGGTTCCAGAGCCCGGCGAACTTGCCGCCCGTGTAGTCGTTGGCCCAGGCCTTGCGCGGGCTCGCGTAGGCGTTCGGGATGCAGGGCAGGCAGGCGGCGGAGGTGTCCAGCGCGACCTTGCGCAGCTCGGCCTGGAGACGCTTGTCTGCGGCCTGGGCCACCGCCGAGCCGCCGATCATCAGGCGCATCTCCCCGTCCCCGTAGCGGGCCAGGGAGTAGCCCTGGAGCGCCCGGTCGAGGGTCTCGTCCTCGCTCAGGACAGGGGGATAGGTCACTCGGCCTCGGCGGGCTGGGCGGCGGCCTCACGGCGGGCCAGCTCGGCGGCGATGGCCTCGGCCGCGATGGCCTTGTTGAGCACGGGGACGTCGGAGACCTTGGACGCCAGCGAGCGCAGGGCCGGCCAGGACAGATCGCGCCAGCCCTCGGGAATCTCGACCGCCCCGCGCTCGTCCGGCGGCAGGGCGGAGACGAAGGCCTTGCCCTCGCGGGTCGCCTTGTCCTCGGGCGTGGGCGGGGGCTCGGCGGGCGCATGGCCGGCCAGAAGGGCGGGCAGCTCGTAGGCCCCGGACGCCTGCAGCACCTCGACGCCGACGGCCTTGTAGGCCGAGACGACCTTGGGCCAGTCGCCGATGACGATCACCCGGGTCACGCCCTCGCGCGGCGTGGTGAAGAAGCGGGGGTTGGAATAGGCCCGGCCGGGCTCGTAGCCGGTGGCCTGGGTCGAGTAGATCAGCTCGGACGGCGCTTGGGCCATGCGGAATCCCTCCGGCAGCGAGACGGGGCGGCTTCCCGCCGCCCCGCTCAGGTCTCAGGTTCAGGACTTGGTCTCGTCGCCGACGAGGATCACGCCCGCGGTGTGCTTGATCGACGTCGCGGTCTGGTCCCAGTTCGATCCGGTCGCGATCTCGGCGTCGGTCGGGGACTTGCCGCCGTTGGTCTCGTCCCAGCTGTACCCCTTCAGGCCGCGGCCGAAGGTGTAGTCGACCTGGAAAGTGGTCTCGATCCGGGTCTTGCCGTTGACGGTCTGGACGTTGGAGATCATGTCCCCGCCGTCGAAGACCACCGCGGCGCCCGCCGCCAGGGAGAGCACCTTCTCCTTGTCGGCGTTGGGCGAGCCCTCCTCCAGCAGCGCCGGAGCGTCGGTCACGATCACCGACTTGCCCAGGATCTCGACCACGGTGACGTTGGTCGAGTTAAAGAGCCGGTTGGTGTTCGTGATGTTCTGGCCGATCAGCTTGTGGAAGACCGAGCCGGTCATGACCTGGGCCAGCAGCGTCCCGGACATGTCCCCGAACAGCGCATGGGAGTTGTTCAGGTTGGCCTGGGTGATGCCTTCGCTGGGGCTCAGCGAGTAGGCGTCGTAGGTCACGGAGGCGTTGTTCTCCAGGGCCGCGCGCAGCGCCGCGATGGCGGTGTTGAGCTGGTCCTGCATGATCGCCTCGGCCAGGTTCTGGGAGATCACGCTGATCCCCTCGGCCGTGGGCTTGCGCAGCCAGGTGAGCTGGGACGGCTCGAAGCGCACGGGGCCGAAGCCGCCGGCGACCTTCACCGCCGCTTCCTTCTGCTGGCTCAGGTCGGTCGAGGCGACCGAGGCCTGGGCGGCATAACGGTCGACGCGGCGCTGGGCCGAGTGGATCGACTGCCAGAAGCTGCGTTCGAAGAAGTCGCCGTCGAAGCCCTCGGTCGTCAGCAGGATGGTCCCGCGCGAGGCCGCGTTGAACTTCTGCACCATCTGATCCAGCGTCTCGATGGTGGCCGGCATGATGTACTCGTTGAACACCTTCATTTCTGAAAGCGACATGGTCGTGTCTCCACGCTAAGGGGTTGAGTTCTCGGGGTTTTGTTTGCGGGCTATCCCGGCCCGCGGGTTGCGCTGGATCTCATCCCGAGAACCCAGCCGGATCGGTCAGCCGATCAGGACGCCCTGGCCAGGTCGGGGAAGCGGGCCGCGATGGCGGCGGTGCGCTTGGCCGGGTCCACGAGGTCGGCGGGATTGAAATTCTTGGGCCGGCCGCCGGCGCCCGCGTCCTCGACCTTTCCGGAGCCGGAATGCCCCTCGCCGTCGAAGGCGCGGGCGAAGGTGTCGGACTGGCGCATCTCGGCCACCAGGCCCTTGATGTCCATCGGCTCGCCCTTGGAGCCCGCGATGCGCGCGTTCCCGGCGCCGTCGATCACCTCCACGGTGAACCTGCCGTCGACCTCCTTGACCTTGGTGTGCTTGCGCACGTGGGGCAGGAGCAGTTCCACCGACCCCTTGGCCTCGGCCAGGGCGGCGGTGGCGGCGGCGTCGATGAGAAGCTCCTCGACGGTCTTGGTCAGCAGGCCGATGCGCTGTTCGCGGCCCTGCAGCTCGGCGGAGTGGGCCTCGATCAGCTGGGCCTTGGCCGCCTCGAACTTGGTGTTCGCGAGCTTGTCGGCCTCCTTGGCGGGGTCGATGGCCTTGAGCTGCTCGACCTCCTCCAGGGCCCGGCGGGCCTTGTCGGGGTCCAGGTCCTTGAACTTGGCGATCTGGCCCTCGGCCCTCTCGCGGGCGGTGCGCTCCGCGCCCAGGGCCGACTTCAGGCCGGTGACGTTCTCCAGCGCGAAGCCGCCGACGCCATCCACGGCGAGCACGAACTTGCCCTCGGTCCCCTCGTCGGCCGTCCCGGCCCGGTAGTGCGACTTCAGGCCCTCGTCGAGCCCGTCCAGCGAATCGATGATGGCCTTGAGCGCCATGGTCTTGCCTTCCTTCCCGGA